ACTGCCAGCGCCTCCTCCTGGTAACCGCGACTCTGATTGTTGTATGTCGTGTCGCGCTCATACTCGCGAGTCGTATACCAAGAATGGGAACGAAGTAGCGCGGCGAACGCATAACGCAACCCCCGCTGCTCGCTGTCGGCCGTGGAGAGGAGGGCGTCGAGCGTGTGCTCCAGCGTGTCACATCCCCATCGCGGGACGTACCACTTGCCGTCGAGTATCTGCGCGCCATCGGCGTGAGGGTTGAGCGCCATCGCCTCTGGGCACATCTCGATGTAGTTCGCCAGCACCTTCTCGCGCAGCGTCATGGCGTGCTCCTCCTTCTTCGGCTCCCGTGGGCCTCCGTCTGCGCACGTCGGGCACCAGTGGCGCTTGCCGGAGTCGTCGAGGGCGCATCCGCAGTCGAGGTACTTCATCCCCCCACCCCTTCCTTCGCCAGCGCGGCGCCGATGGCTGGCATGATGGATTCGATGTCGGCCTTCACCCTCGACCCGTGCCACGACTTCCCCTCGCGCTTGTAGATGTCCGATAGCACCGTCTTCGCGGCGTCCAGCGCCTGCACCAACTCCCGGTACTGCGTGCTGGACTGACCCACGAGCTTGATGTACGCAGCTACCTTCTCCTCGGCCTCCACGCGCAGCCGCTCCGACTCGGCCAGCGCGGAACGAAGGATGCCAGCCTCTCGCTCGGATTCGGCAAGCGTCTCGCAGTTTACGTCGTAGGTGTTCTCTCGCGGCTCCATACCTACCTCCTCACCCGTCCATGCTCGTGCGGCCCATGGCAGAAAGAACGGAAGCAGTGAGACGGTCGTTCGCCGCGCTCATCGCCTCGCTCCTCGCCGCGCTCCACGCCGCGCTCATCGCCGCGCTCATCGCCTCGCTCCTCGCCGCGCTCCACGCCGCGCTCCTCGCCGCGCTCCTCGCCGCGCTCCTCGCCGCGCTCAACGCCGCGCTCATCGCCGCGCTCCACGCCTCGCTCCTCGCCGCGCTCCACGCCGCGCTCCTCGCCGCGCTCATCGCCTCGCTCCTCGCCGCGCTCATCGCCTCGCTCCTCGCCGCGCTCAACGCCGAGCTCCACGCCTCGCTCATCGCCGCGCTCCACGCCGCGCTCAACGCCGCGCTCAACTCTTCCTCCGTTGCCTCTCCGTTCGCAAAGCGGCGAGCCACAACGGTTGCGTTCCTGCTTCGGGGGTCGGTGACGTTGCACCGGTCCATGGCTTCATCCGCAACGTCATACGCAAACAGCCGAAGCAACTTCTCGCCGTCCATCTTGGAGAGGACCATCCGGTACGACGACACTCCCTTGTCTTCCTGCTCCTCGACGTTCCCCCACGCTTCCACGAGGCAGATAGTGGAACCCGGCGCATACGACAAAGCGTCGATGATGCGCCGCGACCAGTGCAGCCCGTGCTCGCACATCTCCAGTTTGCCGGTGACGTGGTACGTCTTCCCGACCACCAGCGACTTTCCATCGCGCAGCTTGTCACCAGAGCAGAAGTGCCACGCACGGATACGCTTCTCTTTCATCTCCCCTTCTCCTTCCTGTCGTGCCGCCTCACCATGGCGATGATGCGGCTGGCTTCTCGCCTCCATATGCTACCAGCACCAGTGTTCAAGCTACCCAAGCCGAACCTCTTGCACATCCTTCTCGCCACGCGCTCTACGAGGGTGCGCTTCACGGGGTGACCTCATCGTCTCCGGCGTCGTCTTCGCATCGCTTGTAGCTTCCAATCCGTCTCCCGCACCCCGGGCAGTGAAGGTATTCGTTGGCCTCGGGCGTTTCGGCTTCGATGTACCAATCACGCCCGCAACCAGAACAGGTCCACTCGCCATCGAAGCCCTCGGTCCACACCACTTCCTGCGCGAGGGAGTCGGCCGGGAGGGCGAGGGCGCGAGCTATCCTGTCACGGTTCGGGTTGCCCCCCACCACCAGCACCTCCCGCTGCTCGCTGTCGGCCGTGGAGAGGAGGGCGAGGATCGCGTCGGCTACCTGCTCGGCGCTGACGTTTTCATCACGGGTGTCTCGGACGAAAGTGGCGAGCCAGTTCAACAGAACTTCAACCACCTTCTCACGCAGCGTCATGGCGTGCTCCTCGGACTTCATCGCCCACCTCCCCCAAAGATGTCCCGGACGGCGGCCCGGGACTGCCCCTCTTCTGACGCACGGAATCCAACACCACCGAGACACCTGGTCAGGATGTCGCAGCAAAGAACGTTGCCTACGCTGCCGCCGCAGTCGTGGCTATGCCAAACCGGGTCCGTCAACGACGGTGCCCGATAGTGCCAAGAAAAGGTTGAGCGCGGGGAGTCTCCGTACAGACTCATAACGCTTTCTCCCCGCACGGCTTTCGACTATCGGCCACAGCCAAGGTCTGTCGAGTGATCCTCCCGAAGTGCTTGCGTCCGAGCTTCAACGGTTCTGTAGCCGCTCCCCACTCCGACATCCAGAGCGAGGCACGCCTATGGCGTTTTCTAGCCTCTCGTTCGCGTCTACCGGGATTCCCGTGCCTTCGCACACTCGACATACGTGCTGTTACCTCCTGTGCCTACTCACCGCTTGCTCAACCAACACTGTCACGCGAACAACTCCCCAATCATCGAGTACTCGGCTACCATGAGTTGTGAAACCTGATGATGGTCAAACCCTTCGGTAGTTTAGTCAAATCGACCTCGATACCCTCGGACATATCACCATCACTCCATTCTGAAACGGCGTCGCCTAAATCCACCGTCTGCCCGTTTTCGTCGGGGGTTTCATCATCAAAGAACTTTGATACTTCATCTGGAATCTCGATTCCTGCCTTCTCGCACGAATCGTATACCGCCTTCATTTTTTTCCATTCGGCATTTGGCGGCCGAAACCCCTCAACGCCAGAAGTCATTCCCATTAGAACAACTCTCCTTTCGCAATCGAGTACTCCGCTATGTTAGTCACGGGTGTGTCTCCAGATGGAAACGATGGCCCACACATTTACCGCTGCCGCCACAAGCATCACCAACCCCCCCCCCATGTTGTGCTTCCACAAGGCGTCAACCGCGATTATGAGGCAAAGAATAATCGCTACGGCCGGTACCACGATTGACCACCTACCCCGTCTTGCCATCTCTCAGCCTCCATCGTGGGACAGAGTATCACACTATTGGTACTCTTGTCAAGGGGTTTCTTCGAGCCTGTTCTTGTAGTGCTGGATCATGCCTTCAAGCTCGGCGGTGGTGTACTTTTTCACCCGGCAGTGCTTCGTGAAGAGAGCATCCACATCAATGCCCTTCCCGGCCACTGCGTACTCCATGTGCTTCGGCCTGTGTTCGTGGATCAGGTTGCACCCCGCGCACTGGGCCCAGCAGTTCTCTTCGTCCCACCGGGTAGAGTAGGAGGCCCTGGTATACAGGTGCCCGCACTGGATGTTTCGCCGGGCTCCGCACACTACACAGGTGTTCCGGTCCCGCCTCTTGATGTAGTCCCCGAATACCTTGTCGAGTTGCCTTACGACAGATTTCCTACCTCGCTGCATCTGCGTTGGCCTTGTCGTTCGCCCGCATCTCGTCGCGGCGGTCCCTGTCCTCGGCGTCGCACTTGGCGTACAGGGCATTCGCGAGGGCATCTATGACGCTCACGCTCAGGGCATCGTAGATGTCCGAACTAGGATCCTTCACGCAGATCGCGTGTACTTCAGGGATGGTCCCGCGGCGGTAGTGAACGACGAACGGAATGCCCAAATGGCGAATCTCCGTCTGGCTCATTTCCATTCCCCTTTCTGTGGCTCAAGGTCTCTCAGGTCTGCATCGGCCTCGTACCCCATGAGAAATGCTCCGTCGATCAGTTGCGATAGCTCTGAGACGCTGTAGCCAGTTAGGCTTTTTAGCTTGCCGCTGGGCGACACTACGCCATAGGTATTTTTCAAGGTCTTCTTCACATGATCCTTGTATTCCTTGCTTGTGTCTCCAGATGCTTCGCATATCCTGTCCCTCAGTTCGTAGAACAGCCTGATGGCGCCGTCGCTTGCCGACTTCCCCCACGGCTCAAACTCGACCTTCCACGAGATCGTGTCTGCCGCGTTCTCCTTGTAGAACTGCCGCAGGATCTCGTAGTAGCGGTCGTCCACCTTGAGCCTGACTACGTGGTTCGCCTTCTCATTCGCAGTCGTATTGAGGATCTCGGCTTTTATTGCGGCGCGTTTCATTCTTCCACCTTGAAATTTCGACCGCGGCAGCGAACACGAGCCCGAGGTCGTCTGCGTTGTCGATGACCTTCAAGTAGTCCTTCACCTCTGCCTTCGTGTAGACGAGAACGATCCGCTTGATCTCCTCTCCGAAGTACGCCTCGTAGGCCATCTTGTAGGCCACGGGCTGGATGGGGTGCCACCGCTCTTTGTTCCCCGACTTGATCTCGATCAGGGTCGCGGTGTCGCGGTGAACGGCGTCCACCGTACCGGCGTACCCCATGGTGGGATGGAACACGATCAGTTCGTGGTCGGGCTTCTCGATCCCGAGAGCGGTCAGCGCCATCTGCCACCGTGTCAGGTGGTTGAACTGGTTGTCGTCGAGGCTGCCCATGTCCAGATCGTTCTCGTCGAACAACTGGATCAGCTTGTGGATGTCCTTCCCCCGCGTGGCGGCGAACATAGGGTACTTGTCCTTGCGGGTGATCCCCACATCAGCAAGGATCGTAGTGACCGATGGCATCTCCTCCCCGTTCACGGTGTAGGTGTGGGTAGGCTCGTCGAACTGGATGTCCGGGATGATAGGGTTAGAACCCATTCAAGATCTCCTTCAGCTTCTCGGGGTTCTCCCGGTTGTCGCGGGCCGCCTTCATCTTGTCGATCTTCACCTGAGGGTCGAGGGAGGAGGCGTTCAGCTTTTTGATGATGGCGGCGAAGAGGCCAACTGCGTCAGCGATCCCGTCAGATCCCGTACCGCTGCCATCTCCTCCAGGAACAGGGTCGCCAGTTCGTGCACCTGCTTCAGCAGACGGTCGTGCTTCTCCTCCAAGATCAAATACATCCCGTACAGGTCTTTCAGGCTGGGCTCCAACAGGGGCCTCCTTCGTCTTGCTTGGCATGGGGAGTGTATACTCTGCCCCGACTTGCAGCGGTACTTTGTTCAACCGCCTCGGCTCATTCCGCTCGGGGTCGGGCGGCCTTCCGTCCGTCATCTCCTCGACGGTGTAGGGCATCCCACCAAGCTCCTCGCCGAAGCAGAGACGGAAGCCCTGAGAGATCGCCACCTTCTGCGTCATGAAGGTCGGCCGCTCCTGCCACATCGGTCCCGATCGCTTGACCTCGCTGTACCGGGCGGTCCACCGGAACTCCTGAGGCCAGTCCCGGCGTTTGATGACGAGGATGGCCTTGTAGTTCTGGCCCTCCCCGTCCTCGTCCACATGCCAGTACTGCAACAGCCCAGTGTCACGAGCCCGCTGGATGTAGACCTCGTAGCCCGTGACCGGGACGAGCTTCCCGCCCATCTGCACGGCGTGGATCTCTCGCTTGAGCGGGTTCAGGTGGTACAGCTTCGCCATCTCGACGAACAGCGCCTTCTGCTGGGCGTCGAGCTTCGCCCCGATTCCGAGGAGATCGAACGCCTTGATGATGGCAGCCTCGGTCAACTCCTCCTTGGTCACCACAGGAGCAATCTGGGCAGCCTTCACCAACCCGCGCTCCTTGGCTACGGCGGCGAGCTTCTTCGGCTTCTTGACCGCCCCCTTCGGCCTACCCCTTTTCGCCATCACACCACCCCCAGACCGGCCACCAGCACCACGAGGGCCGCCACCACCCACGGCAGGTACCACAGGTATGTCCGCTTCATTTCTCGGCCTTTCTGGGAAGCTTCACTTCCCCCTTGATCACCGCATCAACCAGCCACTTCACCGCGTCGGTGATGGTGTAGCCGTTCATGATGCAGTGCGAACGGAACTTCCGCCTCTTGCCCTCAGCCACCCCACGAACCACGATGTCGTCGTATGCCATCTCTTACCTCCGAATGCATCATAGCACACGAATGGTACTGTTGTCAATCCCCTGCCGCGGCGTCTTTGCCGATGCGCTTGCGAGCCAACACCTTCCCATTCTTTTTCGCCGCCTGATCTTTCTTATCGTCCTTTGGGGGGGTGCAAGAAGTACAGAAGTTGATCCCCACTATGCGTTCGGCTATCAGCCATCTACCGCATCCCACAACGGGCCCGCTCGGGAACTGCACCCAATCGCACCGCTTGAAGCATCTGCACGACGGCTGATAGTAGCTGAACTTCCCATATCTATTATCCACATCAACCTTGTTGAATGGCACACCACAGAACGGACACGGGCCACCCTTTCTCTCCAAGGTAGCCGCCTGAGCAATGTTGTCCTCTCCTTCGAGACATCTCTGGAAACCGTGCTCCACGATCTCGTCGGTGATGTAGATGCGCCTGTCTTCGTCTTTCACTTTCCACCCCTTTCCTGTGACCTACTAAGCCAGCCAGTAATGAACCGCCTGTAGTTCTTCTTTCGCTTTTCGGGGTGAGCTATCAACCACTCGCTCATTCTGATCATCTGTTGGTCAACGTCTAAGGCTGGATACCCACCCTGCCACTTCTCAACTAGTTCGTCAGTCACGTTCTCGAAAAGACCTGTTTTGAAGTCAAAGGTTATCTGCGGTTCCTTTTTCTCATTAATTCCCTTTCCTATTCCTTTTCCTAGTCCTAGTCCTTTAACACTTGGTAAAGTGTTATTGAACTGTTCCCTAACTCTATCCATTAGGTTGTGTTTTTGGAGTAGACCCATATAGCTATTTAATACAGAAGATTGCTTACGAGAAAATAAATCACCGTGTTGGAATTGGCAGAAATCACATACCCACCACTTGCCATTGCTCAATACTTCTATGTTCCCATTACAATTCTTTTTCAACGTTTCCCAATCTATTTTATCCCCTATTGAAAATTCTGCAAGCTCAAAATCAGAATCCCATACGCCAACATTGTCACACTTACTTGTAATGTAAAACCAAGCGGCCTTCTCTTGATATCGCAACTTTCTAAACCATGGTTTTTCCCATATTCTCGTTTCAAAAAACCTTTTCCCCATAATTCCTCCAAAAAGAAAAGCCCTCGATTCGGGGTTTGGCAGTTGTGGGGGCGGGCGTATCGCCTTGTTCCCACAAACAACCCCGAACCAAGGGCTCTGTATCACCACCAGTCCTGCCAAGGACTATCCAGATACTACCACACAATGAACCTCGATGTCAACCTAGTGGGGATCCATCTGAAGAATCCTTCGGTTGATCGTTTCCGTCTCCGCGATGGCCCCTTGGAGCATGTACTTCTGCTGGGACATGGCGTCCACCTGACCGCTGACCTGACGAAGCTGGCCCTGAAGCTCGGCTCTGCGGGCCTCGATCTTCTGGATGTCCTCGTCCTGCTGATCGGTCTCCAGACCGTACAGGTACCGGTTCTTGAAAAGCTGGCAGATCGGGGGCACTCCTACCTTCACGCCCTTCCCCATCAGGAGGCCGATGAAGTAGATCACCGACCTCGCCTGATCCACGTACTCGGTCCCGTGCTCCATCTCCACCCCGTAGAGCAGAACCTCGTCGTAGTTGTTCCTGAAGGCCAGGGCGAGCATGTAGGCCACGCTGTTGGTGAAGTACCGGCCGAACTCCTGCACGATCGTCTCGATGGGGTACGGGATGCTCGTGGGGATGTCGTCGTAGTGCTTCCGCATGAAGATGGGGATCTCCATCTTCGTGATCTTCTCGTAGTACGCCTTGTCAGCGTACTGCGGTTTCTTGAAGTCGTCGGGGTTGTGGAACTCGAAAGAAACGTCCACCCGCTTCAGAAGGAACGGGCCCATGTGCATCGACCAGATGTCGTACTCTGGGTCGTCGAACGGGGCCGCGTCTCTGGTCGTTGACGCCAGCCCCACGATGGCCAGCTTCTTGTTCCCCTTGTAGTTGGGAGCATGGAGCGGAGGGAAATCCCTCGTGTCGATGTCGATCCTCTCCTTGATGGAAACGTTGATAGAAACGTCTTCGGGCATGGTGCCTCCCCCTTTCCCGAACAGCGTATCAGACAACCGCCAACGCCGTCAAGATTCGAAGGTTTCTGCCATGTCGTGAGGCGCGTGCCCCTTGATCACCTGAACAAGCCCACCACCAAGGGTAGGCACGCTGACACCGTACAGCAGGGCGTTGATGGGGAACTCTACGACCGGGGCTACTGCTTCCAAGAACACGCTCTGCGTGGAAGACCCGATCACTGGCCACGCATAGGTGGATTCGGAGTTCGGATACACCGCCGTACACTGCGTGATCGCCAGAGCCCAGGTCGTGGTGGCGGCAGTGGTAAGCGTCCACCTGATCCTGTCCACCCAGATCGGGTACTCGTAGGCGTCCCCGGCAGTGGAGAACTGGAGGATCGCAGACTTGCTGGGGGCCGAAGAAGGAATAGGCATGTCAGTCTCCTTTTATGAGCAACAGCACAATGAAACCCAATATCGAAACGGCACTCGTTGTCAAGCCGACCACCGCGGTCATCCTCCAGCGGTCACGGCTCTTTCCCACCGCTTGCGCCTCTTCCACGGATGCCCGCCAGGATGTCTCGGCCTTCTGCAAGGAGATCGTCAAATCTTCCTGTGACAGCTTCAATTCGTCGTTTTGCATCTGTAGCTCGGTCAAGATTGTCTCCAACCGAGTCAGTTCCGCTTCCGTTATCTCCAGTGCTGCCAGGCTTTGGCTTGCGAGGAAGAACACCAAGAAGAAAAAGGGTGCCGACAACAGCCATCGGTATTGATAGTATTTGGATGATAATCCACGCGAGGTGTGCGGCACCCTTGATTTTCTCCCACACATCACTGCTCCTTCGTCACGACTTTCGTCACCACGTTCGCCGCGGAATAGCCGAACACGTTCGCCGTCATCCCGCCGATCCACAACCCGAACGCCGTGTCAGTCATCTTCCCGAAGGCCAGCATGAGGATCCCGGCTATCAGGATGCCCCCCATGGCTGCGAACCCCATCCACACCTTCCTCATGCCACCTTCCGGAACACTCGCTTCGACACTGGCTTTCCGAACTGCACACATAGTGAACCTCCTAGTGGATCGTACACCACATTACCACGGCGATCAGTGCAAACAAAATGGCAAAGAACACCAGCCGTAGTCGTTCGTTCATACCGGGTAATCTCATGTTCCCCGTCCTTCGGGACGTAGTCCATCCCGTACTTCACCATCTCCCACTGCCCCGGGACCATCATCATCAGGAGCTTGGCGGGTTCGTTCACGAAGCAGTCTTCCTCCATCAGCCCGGCCGCTATAGCAACCGAGTACAGTTGAACCGCGTCGATCCGTTCAGAGATCAGCCCCTCTGCCAGATGAACGATGCACAGGAAGTAGCATCCCTCCTGTCCGAGAGCCTTGCATATTTTCTGTCTCGGCTGGTTCATTGCTTACCCCTCAGGAGTATCAGTATTTGGTCCAGCTTGATGCCGAACACATCCATCTTCTGCTCCAGTTTATCTATCCGGTCCTGCTGGATTGCGTTGAGCTTCGTGTTCTGCTCCTCCCGCTGGTACAGCAATTCGTCCTGCGCTATGAGTAGCCGGTGGTCGGCGGCTGATTTCATGTTCACCCCGCCGAATATCCACCCCGCAACCGCGATCGTTATCGTGAAGCCTAGCGAGATGATCCATTTGGTGCTACTGTGGTTGTTCATGCTGTCTCCTCATCCTGAACATTGAGTATCGGTACCACCGTCGTAAAAGTTGTGTCTGTTGGTGTTAGCGATTCCGGTGTCAGACCCGTTGTTGAAACAACAGTTGTCTGATATTTTTACGTTATCGACTCCCGATTCAACATATATACCATAATCAGAACTATTTGTTACTACATTCGTATCACAAGAGCAATTAACACTAGCGGAAGTTGCGTACCAATAGATACCATATGCGGTGGCGTCAGACGTTATTGTATCTATAACGTTATTGCAGACCTTCGTATTATAAGCATAGTCCGCTACGTATATTCCGATACCGTCATTTCCGGTGGGCGGGGTCAAGTCATGGATTCTGTTGTTGCTTATTATGGTGCCAACGACCGAATTACTGTTCCCCGTATATGAAATACCATAGACGGAGGAGGTATTGCCGGTAACTTTTATATCATTTTTATCAATTATCCAATAGCCGTATTCAGTTATTTCAATACCGGAGTTGCCATTCGTATCTATTATGTTTTCTTTACAAGTACCAGTTGAATAATACAATTGTATCGCGGTGGTCATCAACCCCGATACAGAAATGTTTTCAACGCGGGCATTATTGCACGAGCCAATATAGGCCGCGAAATTCAGACGATAATCACTGTGCAATGAAAGATTGCGTATCGCCACAACCCCTTCGGTTTGCGAAAAGAAATAAATAAGCCTTGAGCCACCCGAAGTTGCTTTTATTACTGTCGATTTTCCTTCGCCGACCAACTCCGTGTTCCCGTATGAACTTCTAATATATTCATTCGGATTTATGTAATAAACTCCCGGTAGGAGGTGTGTCACTCCACCATCGTATGCCTCATGAAGATACTTGATGGCCGCGTTGATGATTATCTGATCATCTACCCCGGGGCAGTAGTAGCTGGCGATTCCACCAAAGGTAGAGGGAGCAACGTAGACGGTCTGCTCACTTGCCTGTTGCCAGCTTGCCGCGTAGTAGCACAAGTGGTCGTCACAGACGAAGTACCTTCCGATGTTCCTCCACGGCTGATTCTTGTGATAGTTGCCCATCCAGTCAGGCTTGAACTCGGGTTGAATGATGTCCCCGTGGATCACGCCTGACCTGTCGATGTAGAGATACCACCACGCCTTCGACAGCCTGGCGATCGTCTCGTCTTCGGGTCGAAGAGTGTAGGTCTCTTTCAACTCCACCCGCTGGCCGGCTACGTTCGCCACGCCGGGCCAGATGTCGATCTTCAACTCGGGAGTCAGAACCGTCTTGAACCCGGTGATGTACCCTGGAGGAGTAGACTGGATGGCTGCGGTCTGCCCTGCCGCGGCACCTGACGCCTGAGCCCGGGCAAGAGCGTCTGCCTGCTGCTTCTGGGCGTCGATGTACTCAGCAGTTCGGGACGGCATCAGAGACCCACCCTCCTGTACTTCGTTTCAGAAGCTTTCGACGCCTTCAGACTACGCGCTTTTGCCAGCGGTGTATAGGCTTCGGTCTTCTTTCTCTTCTCGGTTGCCTTCTCGTAGATGTCAGCCGCCACGTCCTGCTTGGCCTTGTTCAGATCGACCGGGGAGAACTTCAAGCCTCCCCAGTACGAGAGAAGCTGGAAGAACTTCGCCAGCCCTTCGTGGGTGTCCTTGGCTCCCGTTGCACCTTCGATGGCCTTGTCAAGCCCCGGGATGGCCGCTTCCCCGAGATACATCACCCGCTCCATCGACCGCAGTACTGGCAGGTTGTCCTCCAGAAGCTTGGCGATCTTCCCGTTCATCCGAAGCTGTCCCTGGTCATCCACGACGAACCCCAGCCCCTCTTCTCTACCGAGGATGCGGGCGATGCCGTCCATGACCTCCATCATCACGGGAACCTTGGTGAAGTACCTCAGCAGGTAGGGAGCCTTCGCGTTGTAGTCCAGATCCTTCCTGTAGAACACGTCGTAGCCCTTCTCAGGTACCATCTGGACGATCTGCTTCAGCATCGGATGGGCAGAACTCACGATGTCGTCGATCAGTTCTCTGCCCGTGACGTGGATCCCCGACCCGAAGATCCCGCCTTCACCGAACATCAGGGGGATCTTGTTCAGGTCGGAGTAGCCGAGGTTGGGAATCCACATGATCGGGTTCCCGCTCTTGTCCTTCGCGAACGGTATCGACCCCGCGGCCCTCATCCACTCGGGGATAATCGACTCATCCACTTCCGTTCCCGTGAGGGCCTGCTCTGCCTTCGGGATCACGGCATAGATCGACGGGTCAGAAAAGATAACCGCAAGCTGGTGAGGGATGTTCTTCCTCATCCAAGCGTAGAACGGGATCACGTTCCTGAACAGTTTCTTTTCCACGTCAGTGAGATCGTCGTACTCGAAGTACCACTTCCGGGTTTCGTCCTTCGCCCACTCGATCGCGTAGTTCGTCTTCTTGTAGAGTTCACTGTCGGTATAGGGGATCACCTTCTTGACCTGCTCCGCCCCTTCCCCCTCGACCTTCTGGAGGTAGGTGTCCCAGGGGATGTAGTCCATCTTCCCCTTCAACTCGTCGAGGTTCTTCCCCATGGCCGACTTGAAGTCCATGAGGAAGGACTGCATCTTGGCCCCGTTCTCCAGATACTCTCCGATGATCCTGCTTCCCCTCATCCCGGCGAAGCCCCTCGACATCGGGTTGAGGTTCTTGGCCGTCATGCCCTTCGCGACATCCATGAAGTCGGAGGCATCGAAACCAAGCGTGGTTCTGGAGAGAACGCGCTTGGAAGCGATGTCGGCCAGTTCCTTCACGGAGTACGGGCCGATCCTCTTCGCGAGAAGCTTCTGGTACTGGGACACGTTCCCGTTGAGAAGCTTCTCCAGAAGCGGACGAGGGTTGTCCTTTGCCAGAGCGTAGATCGTCGCGGCAATGGCTTCCGACTTCTCGATGGGGCTGAACCATCCCATTCCGTGTTTCATCCAGCCGGTCATCTCGTTCTGGATGCCGTTCCTGACATGGAAACCGGTCGAGATCGTGGCGAATCCCTTCCACCACCCCGTGAACGAGTTCCACATCTTCTTGATGGTCTTCAGCCCGGGGTCTTTCGTGTAGGTGTCGATCTTCTTGAAGATGTCAGCAACCTCGTCAGGGAAGTACATCCCTCCCTGCTGCTTGAACATCTTCCCTTCCACCCGCGTCATCCCCTCGATCGGAGTTCGCCCCAGCCTGCCTCTCAGCAGCGGGTTGTTCACGATGTCAGCTTCGGGGATGCCGAACTTCTTGAAGTCCTCCAGAACGCCGATGCGAGACATGAGCTTCGACTGCGCCTCTGCCCGGTACATCAGCATCGTCTCCAGATCACGGACGACGACCCCGGCTCCCTTCTCTTTGATCATCTTCGCGGCTTCGTCTTCGCCTACGCCGAGGAGCCACTGGAGGTAGGACACCTCCTGACCGTAGGTCTCCGCTCCTGAGATCTTCTGCATCCGAGAAGGTTTGGTGCCGATGTCGGTGTAGATGTTCGGGAGGTAGTTTCCCTTCGCTGAGAAGTCGTCGATGATCCCCAGACTCACCGCAACGTTCATCGTCTCGACCCACGAGTTCGTGAGGTTCTCGACCTTCGTCACGTTCTCCAGCAGAAGGTTCGGGTCTTTGACCACCTTGAGGAGGTTGTCGTAGTTCTTCTTTGCCAACTGACGGATGTCGTACTTCGCGATCTTGTCGATCAGGGCGTAGTTCGCCTCGGGGAGGTTCGTCAGGATCACGGCGGGGGTGACCTTCTGAGCCACTTCCTCCGGCATCCCGCGGGTGATGACATCCGAGAGGTGGAGAACGTCCCTGACCTGTTCTCGCATCTCCGTGGGGATGCCCTCTACGGTGTCCCACACGTTCTTCTTCAGGCTGTTGGAGGCGGCCTGCCACCTCTTCGTGGAGTCCACGTTCAGTTCGTTGATGAACTTCCCGAATGGATCCCGGATGCCGAGGATGTCTCTCAGGTTCCCCAATGGACCGGTGGAGTTCAGCGCGTACCAAGCGTTCCCGAGGGAACTCCCTACCGGAGTGTTGGCGAACATCTCCTTCATCTTGCCCCAGGAACCTCTGGCAGCGAGTTCCGCACCGGTGACTTCGTGCTTGAACAGTTCTTTCCCGAACCCCAGGGGGCCAAGCTTCAGGGCCCTCTCCCCGGGTTTCCCGAACGATTCCAAGTTCAACCTGTTGGCGATCTCGTTGAGAGAGTCCAGAGCAGACGAGAGCTTGTTGAAGCCTTCATCCGCGATCTTCTCAGGCCCCAGCTTCGCCCCGAGGTCGTCCATCTTCTGAATGAGAGGGCTCCCGATCTCGTTGATCTTGTCGGTGAGGTTCCTGAGAAGAATCTCAGACCCTTCCTGCCCACCCTTCCCGATCGTGTCCAGGGCTTCACGGTACGCTTTCTTGTAGACCTGTGACGCAGCCCTGCCCACCCCGGTGCCGGCTACTTTCTTGAGGGTCGCTTCCTCTCCGAGGCTCTTCAGGAAGATTTCCACCGAGTCGCTGGCGTACTTCTTCGCCCCAGCCCTAGCCGCGCTGGTAGCACCGAAGGAGATGTACGTCGTGGGGTCGAGCGCAACGTCAGCCGCGAACCCGATGACCTTCTTCGCCCACTTCGGGAGTTGCGAGTCAGGGAACAGCCCTTCGAAGTTGTAGTCCTCGTCTTCACCGGTCGGACGTTCGCCTGTGAAAATCTGCTGAACCATCCCGGGCTCTGCCTTGTCCACCTTCCCGCCGAAGAGAACCGTGGACCACGTTCCCTTCCTGCGGCCAGTGAGCCCTTCGAATGCGGCAGAGATGGCATCCCGGGCAGCCTGACCGAGAGGTTCCCCAGTCCTGACCGACTTGATGATTTCTTCTCCGACGTTCGCCGTGAGGTACTGGCCCCTTTGCAGGAGGTCGAATATCCACTGCACGGGTTGCAGGAGGCTGATGCGCTTCTTCTCCTCCTGCTGCACCTGCCGGACGTATGGAGCCATCGCGGATGGCTCCTGAGTCGAGAAGGGTCTCGGGGCCTGGGGAATCGGGGGAACAACAGCCCCCCAGATATCGCTCACTCGTTCGCCCCGGGGAGCTTAGTGACTGGTGGTTTCACAACGCCGGCAGGAGGTACCGCTTGTTTCGGAGGGTACATCCTGTCCCCGAGTCTGCCCGGGAAGTAGTTGTTCAGCCAGTTCCTCATCTTGTCCTGCTGCTGCGCCGCCGGGGTGAACAGGGCCAGGGAAGTGAGGTCGATCGCCGCGGCGAAGGGCGCGTTCACGATCTGGTACGCAGACTTGAGGATGTTGACCGCGGCACCCCTGTCTACCCCGGTGTCCTTCACCATCTTGGCCACTTCCTTTTCGAGATCCGCGGCGGGGGCCTCCCCGGTGGCGAGGATCGTCCTGAGCGCCGCCGACATCTTCGCGACATCAGCGGACTTGTACAACTGGCCCGCAGTGGCTTCGAACTCCTTGACGACCTGTTCGACCCTCGCCTTGTCGCTCCTGATGGACTCCAGCGACCAGTTCCCGTTCGCGTCCTTGACCCACTCGCTGTGGGATACGGGGAGGTTGTCCTTGAGGAAGGACCACACGATCTCAGTCGGGTTGTCTGGGCTCGCCTTGCCTTCGGCCTGCATGGCAGCGATCCGCTCGCGGGACTTCCTTTCGAGGTCGGCTTGGAGCTTCTGCTCCTCGGCAGACAGGATCGCACCCGTAGCAGCCTTCCGGTAGAGATTGTCCAGCACCCTCTGCTCGGAAGCTTCGTCTCCAGACGGCATACCGGCGGTCTCTTTCTTGGTCTTCTCGACACCGGCAAGGGTTTCGGGGCTCTCGTTCTTGAGCCGCTGCATGAGTTCCTGAAGCCCGGTCTGCGCCGCAGTCTCAGCGGGGATTTGCTCCTCGACTGTGAACCTCTGGCCTTCTTTCTGACGGTCCATCGCGGAGGTGTCTGATTGCCACTGCTTGAGAAAATCATAGACTGGCTGTAGAGTCGCATACCAGTCCTGCCTTCGCTGAGACCGCATGTTCGATATGTTGGCAGTCTGTTGGCTGTGTGTGCGGAAGTATTCGTTGGGATCAGCGAACGGCATACTCTACTCCTTACGCCATCATGCCGGCGCCGGTAGCTATGAGAGTTCCACCAGCAGCCGCTCCGACACCGGGTACGAACAAGAGACATACACCGGCGATCATCGCCAGTACTCCAAGTACCGTTCTGGTGGTCCTTGACCTTTGCTCGTTTTCAAGTTCCGCGACTTCAAGTTGTGCCTTCTCGTAATTCAAGGGAGCCATGATCTCTGCCCAGTACTGGTTGAACGACTCGGATATGGCTTCTCTCTGATCCGCGCCGATGTTCAGTTCGGCCTGCACCGTGGCGTAGACCTGATCCGATGCGAGCCTGATCCTGTCCAGATCGGCGCTGTACATCTGGAGGTACTGCTGGTTCGTCTGGAGGATGGTGTTGATCTGCGTGGCGTAGCCTTGGAGGGCCATCGATCTGTTCTGTGCAACAGAGGCCATGAACTGCTCGCGGGTCAACTGGCCCCTGTCGAGCATGTCCTTGTACATGTTCAACTGGCCGTCGAACTCGTCCTTCTTCCGCTGGTAGTCCATCAGGGCGAGATTGCAATCAGCCTGCATCTGCGTGTCCCTGATCTGCATGGTGAAGTCGCGTGCCTTGAGAAGCGCGTTTCGGGTAGAGTTTCCCGTGGAACCTGACAGGATGGCGTCCAGCGTCCTGTTGAAGGTGTTCTGCTGCAACTCGATCGTGCTTCTGGTGGCAGCCTGCTGAGCGGCGATCTCCGCATCAGTGAGGCCCTGCATGTTCCCGATGCCACCCTCAAGCTGACCACGCTTGGATGCTATGGCGTCAAGGTACTCCTGCGTGCTCCCATACCCCATCGCGAGGGCGGCCTGCTCGGTGCCGGCCTGCATGTCCTCTGCGGTGGTGTTCGGATCCTGCATTTTCTGGATGAGTTCAGTGAGGGCTAGGTACTCGGCACTCTGGGTCGGATCGGTTATCTCGTACCCGTTCTCGTCAAGATAGGACTGGAACGTCCCGGGTTTCTCGATGTCGTCGAGGGCCTGATACAGATGGCTGTAGTCGAAGGTCTGTTTCAGGTACCCATCGACGTACATGTTGTACCCGGTGACTCTTCCCTCCGCGTCGTAGACTGGTTCGTAGTCTACGGTGTTTTCCTGATCGGGGTTCGTATCGTGCGCGAGTGCTTCCTGCTGCTCGGGGGTCAGTTCGGCGGGCGGAGCAGGCGCCGGTGCTGCCGGGGTCTCCCCTGGAGTCGTAGGTGCAGTGGGAGTCGTCGGTGATCCCGTGGGGGCCGCAACGGTGGTGCAGTTTCTCCGCTCGGTACCACCTCCGGGTAGATTCCAGATTTCGCATCTGAGGATGGTTCCGTTACTCTGCGGCGTCTCCGAATACCCGCCACTGAAAGTAGCCTCGGGGATGGTACCAGGGTTTTCAGGAACCTGCGGATCGGTAGACTCCCCCAACGGATCGTAGATGTCACCCATCAGTATCTCCTGTAGCCTCTGTCCTGCTCATACGACAGACTGTAGACCTTGATCGCGTCCGTCGATGCCGTCTGAAGTTCGAAGGCTATTGCCCTTCCGTCGAACTGGTAGGGTATCGAAATGGTCGTCAGGTACCGGTTGCTGTGGGTGGTTGCGATCGCCACCGTTACGTCCGTCGTCACCGTAGACGCCCCGTGATCGGCCGACAGGATCAGGGACCACGAACCAAGACCCGCGAAGGCAGGCGTGATCCTTCGGTTGAGCACGTCCGCGGGTGTCACGAGGTATCTGGTTTTCACATCCTTCGTGAAAGCCACCCCCGTGGATCCATCGGTGTTCGACCCGTTCTCAAGTCTCGTGATGGCGACAGCAGTACTCGTGTTGTCTACCGAAAGTAGGTAGCCGTCATCGCTCCCACCACTGTGCCAGTTGAACTGGTCTGCCCTACAGCCGGTGAGCTTGAACCAGGATATTCGACCGTCGCCGGCGTCATCGCGTCGGAAAGTGTCGGGGTCTGCCACGAGTACGTAACCGGTTGAGGGGAAGGCGAGCCAGTACTGTCCCTTATACTCAACCCCATTCGCACCAGTCTTTGTCCAAGCGTCAATATCGCTCTTGATATGCTTCGACACAAGAATGTTTTCAGTTCCATTCCAGAGCCTCACTCCATCTTCCGCAAGGAAGAAAGCCATCTGGGCTACAACCGCAATGCTTCGCCCGTACTGAGAGCCGATCCCTGAGAGCTTCGTTTTCGTCAGGTTCGACCAGTCGTTCGTGAAGAAACCGTAGAGCGCACCCGGCTTCACGATGAGGAGGTTGTTGGTCAGGCTCGCTGTACCGGAGATCTTATGGCCGCCCTCTTCGAAGTACTCCACGTCGATCTCGTCCCAGTTCTTCAAGGATCTGATGGGAGAGAACTGGGCGTTGTTGTCGGTGAAGAGGAACATGTGGTTCGCGTGAGCCTTGCACAACTGGGGTCTCTCGTCAGACATGATCCGGGTCAGATAGTGTATGTCCGTCACGGCGACAGACTGACAGTAGGCTGCACTGGTAGGTGCAACGGGGAACGAAACCCTCATGACGTACTTGTAGTCAAGGAGGGTCGAGTGAGCCGTGGAGTCTACCATTTCCCAGTCGGAGAGGTACGGAAGCTGGACAGTCCTGTCCCCTGCCGCAGTGGTCCACGTCGGTGTCGCTTCGAGGAGGCTCGTCAGGGCGGTCCATCCCGCCGCGGTCGTCCAGTACTCGTAGATGGCCGTTGCGTGCGTGGACATCAGTTGCGCCGAGGAGTAGACGACCTTCGTGAATTGATAGTCGGATGCTATGTAGTGGCCACAGGCCGTAGTGAGCGTGCTGCCGAGATAGGTCGAGAGGAGAATCGGGAAGTCGCCCGACGCCGTGCTCTGTGCAACGGAGGTGTAGTTGACGTACTCGGTGGTCGCCGTGGTCATCGCCCCGGCTTTCCAGTCGGCATAGTCGATGGTTCTCGCGTCGTAGGCGTCCAGGTACTCCATGACGAACCGTGTGGAAACCGTGGAGTAGTGGCAGATGTACGGTCTGTCATATCCGTTGACCGCGACTATTTTCTCGGTCAACTGATCCATCTCGACGTTGTAGCCCGTTTGCAGAGTCACCCCATCGGTGGAGTACTTCGCCCACGTTGTCCCGGTGGACTTCCACAGTTCTACGGCGGTCGAGGTGTCGATGGCCGCAATGTCGTACCAGAGATCGTTCTGGTAGGCCCTGATGAATCCCCTGACCGCCGACACGCTCGTCGAGAGGGTGGTGTAGATGGACCTTCCCCCGCGGTTCACAAGGCCATTCTGCCAATAGACGTTCTCCGCTTTCAGGAGCATGTTCTCTTCCATGACTTCGGAAGGAACATCGGTGGCATACCCACCCCTGAAATCAGCGGCCATGCTCAGCTTGGGCATTACTGGCTCACCTTGTACCAAACCCTGTGAGGAGTGGCTGGCTCGATGGAGGTATTCTGATTCGCCGTGTTGATCACCATCTTGTTCTTCTCCCTGATGTAGAGAGCAAGATGCTGGTTCGCCTTCTCGTACTCATGACTCGCGAGAAGCATCAGGTAGGTGGTGTAGGTGACGATGAGCATCTGGAATCGGGTAGGAATGAGGTAGGTGGCCGTATCCGAGGTGCTGGCCGTCACCGGGACCGCCGTGTACTCGATGTAGAACCTCGCCTGTTGAGTCGGAGACGGGTACAGGTAGATGTGGTCGTTCCTGATGTCGTAGTAGCACGGAGGCCCCGAAGCATTCGGCGTAATGAAGTAGTCCCTCGGGGCAGAGACAAGTTCGCCGTCGTCCCAGGATACCTTCGATATCTGATGGAAGTCGGAGGGGAGATCGGCTTCCAACGTCACGTCCTGGGGGAAAGAACCGACCCATGTGGAGTCCTGGACCGACGTGTACCCTCCGAAAAGGATCGCAGAGGCATCAGTGTAGTACACGCTGTCTTCTGGGGGCTCGATGGTCTGGGCTGTAGCCAAGAGAGTCGTGATGGTGAAGGTGAAAGCGGTTGTAGACCACGCAACCGTGGTACCGGTCCCGCCGGTAGCCGTTTGGATCGCTGTCTGCAATGCGGTCGCAACGGTAGCACCCGAAGCTTCTGTGAGTTCCGTGGATGAAATCTGGATGTCGGTTGCAGCGAGCGTATCACCGGTACCAGCGATGGTCATACGGAACCTGAAATCGGTGCCGATGTAGAACTTGGCGGCAATCTGCATGTGCGCTTTCTTCGGGATGCCGCCTATGTCTCTCGCAACCTGCGCGTGCGCCTGATCGATGAGAACATCAGCGTTGGTGTCGCTGAGTCCATTCTCGTCCAGGCGTGCCATGATGCGTGCGAGGCTCCGAACTTCCGAACGGATCATCTCCCCTCCTCGCACTCAAGGTTGTTCTAAGCTACTTAGAGCCTTTGCGTGCTTTCCAATATTCGATCTCTGCCAGCCTTTTCTTGGCTTCGCCTATGCGCTTGTAGACATGGGAGAGGGATTTACCAGAGTGGGAGACCACCTTGTACCCTCCCCCAGTCTTCTTGATCACAACTGGCCGACTCCCACCGCCATGTAGTATGCGGTGCCGGTAGCCGCCGCTGCCGTTGTGGCCTCGGTCACACCTCCGGTGGAAGTCATCAACCACCGCACGCTCTGGTTCGTGTAGTCCCAGACGTAGTGCTGCGCGTTGGTGCTCGGCCCGGTGGTGTAGCCCGGGAGGCCGAAGCTCATCATCAGGACGGCGCTCATCCCCGAGATCGACAGCGTGTCCCCCACACTCGTGTACTGCGTGGTGCCGGTACATGGAGTGTAGAGCCCGCACTGGAGAAGAATCCCATGGTGCTGGGCGTTGGCGATCTGGTAGTTGAGTTCGTGCCTGCTGTCAGGAGTTGCTGTACCCATAGTCGTCCTCCCTTACGAAGTCAGATGCAGAGGGAGCCCGTAGAGGATGCACTCCTTTGCGGCGGTCAGCGACGTGCTGGTTACCCTCCAGACGCCCGCGACACCGATATCGGACCCGACCGAAGCGGTGTTCACAATGGCCGCACCAGTGGTGATGGTGACGAAGTACCCGGTCGTGGGGAGGGCGGTCGTGATGATGTCAGTCACGCCCCCGACCACGAGATCGGTGATGGTTACCAAGGCCGCCGTGGAGGCCGCAATGGCCTTCTCAGAGACTCCGAGGTACCTCTTCTTCGCCCCCGTGGTGAGCGCGAGAACGCTGGCCACCCAGCCTTCCTCGCCCGGGTCGATCAGGAACGCTTCAGCCGACGTGACGGCTTCGGTCGTGTTGATCGCACAGCGGAGTGTGAGCTTCCCGTTCGCCCACGCCGCGGCCGCGATCGTCCGGCCTTTCACATTGTCATGTACGGGCATCTTCCTCCCTCCTTACAGAGTGTAGTCGAGCGCGGAGTACTTGAAGCTCGTCCGGCGCCGACGGCAGATGACCTGACCGACGAAGGTGGCGATCTTGCCGGCGGTATTGATGTACCCACTCGGAGTCAGGTCGATCCAGGGGGTGTACTCGATACCGTTTTTCCCGCCGTTCACGAGAACGTCGAAGGCGTCCATGTCCAGACCCAGCCAGTAGCCGGCGGGAACGTAGTTGTCTCCCATGACCGGGGCATCGATCCAGACGAGGTTCTGGAAGCCAAGCTTCGCCGTCTCCTCGTCCATGTGAAGGTGCATCGGCTCAGCCTTCGACATGAACTTGGAATACAGGTTCCGCGTGGTCAGGTGCAGCGTGGGCCTGTTCGTGCCCAGTGAACAGGCGTTGATGTAGTAGGACAGCGAACCACTCCCGAACAGGGTCAAGGTCGTGGTCGAGGAGTCCTCCTGAGAGGCCCAGTTCGCAGCATCGGCCACCGCGATACCGCCGTAGGTATTCGCGGAGTCCACGATGTAGGGAATGGGCGTGAGGTCGTAGTCCCCGGCGGGGGAACCCGACTTGAGAAGGTCGGTGCAGAGCTTGTCGAGGATCTCCTTCTTGAGAACCTCGATGCGGTTCGCCGCAAGGTCGATGACCTTCGACTTCCCTGCGTTCTTGACCTTCTCGTCCCAGAACATCATCGCCCGGGCGTTGTAGAAGGCCCAGTAGGTCTTCCCCTCGGTGAGCGTTTCGACGTTCTCGAACGTGATCTGCTTCCGGGGTGCAGCGGACTCGGCGGTCCCCTGCTTCTTGTAGTTGATCGCGAAGTTCAGTTCCTCACCACCCTTCTGCTGGGTGAAGCCTCCCTTCGCGAGCTTCAGCTTGAAGAACGGCGATTCATCGTAGGCGTTGTCGGTCGCGATCTCGTCCAGCTTCGCCTCGTATGTCGCGGTGTTCAGTTCGTCAACAGCGAGAGCCATGATGCCCTCCTACACGCTATTCGTTAGCGTGCTTCCTCTTGTATGCTTCTGCGGCCTCCCGAAGCGTTTTCGGTTTCGCCTCGGTGGTCTCTTTCGTTGCTTTCCCGGGTGGTACAGGGGGCATCTTCTTGCTGACTGGAGCAGGACCGGCCACGACCTCTTCCCCGATCTTCTTCGGAACAGCACGACCCTTCCGGGCCCAGTAGATGAGACTGGCGAGATTCCTCTCGTCGTCCTCACCCGGGCTCTCGTTGAATCGCTTCAGTTCCTCTTCGATCTCCTCGGGGTTGAAGTCGGGATACTCGGAAGCAAGATGCTCGTACATCTGTTTCTTACGAGTCTCATTCTCCTGCTTCTGCTTCCACTCCATCAACTGTTGCAACTGGCTTTTGGTCTGCTGGAGTTCCCTGCCAAAAGGCTCGGTAGCCTGCTTGGCGATGGTGTCCGGCGAAGGATTCCGCATCGTCTTCTGGATGTACTCGGATACATCGGGTCGGGTTTTCAGCCAATCGTCGATCGGCTTCCATGTCCCGTGAAGCTTCTGCGCGTCCTGGGCCATCTTCTCCATCTGCTGACGCTGCTCGTCAAAAGCCTTGCGCTGGGCGGACAACTCCTGCGTCTTCTTGGTGTAGTCCTTGTGCCTCAAGCGCCCGTCGCGCCATGCCCTCTTGAACTCCTCCTCGGTAGCATACGATTCCTTCGTGCCGTCCTCCCACGAGTATTCGAAGTGAGGGGTGCCAACGGCACCACCACTCGAAACCGCGGAAGTCGTTCCAGTCGGGGCCGAAGCTTTTCCGACTGAGGGGCCTTGTCCGCTCGGCGCTGCGGGGGCCGCTACTGTCTCAGGCATCTATCGCCCTCCCATCATCGCACCCTGCAAGCCAGAGAGTCCTGCACCCATGGCCGGTTTCTTGCCCTGAGGCATACGACCAGCGGGAGCCGGAGGCTGACCCGAAGGCTGCATATTAGCACCGCCCTGTCCGGCGATTGCTTTCATCTTGTTCAGTGGATCCGCGTTCTCCATCTGCTTCATCTGCCACTCGACCAACTGAGTCACCGGGCCTTCAACGTCCATCCCCTGGGATTCAAGGAACTGCCTGATGCTCATGTCGGCCGTGACGGCCCCATCAGCAGCCATGGCCCCCATGTCACTGGGGTTCAGGAAGCTCTGCTTCTCTTTCATGATCTGCTGGGTAGGATCTCCAGAACCTCCAGAAGGTCCACCACCTCCAGGAACTCCAGAACCTTTACCGAACTTGGCTTTGAAGGATGCGAGCGGATCACTCATCTATTCTTCTCCTTGCCCCTGACCCATCAAGGATGCCATTTGGGCTCCCATGTCAAGCCCCTCCTGTCCACCCATCGCTGTACCCTCCGGACCCGCTGGAGGGGCTCCAGGGGGCTGCTGGGCGGCCTGCTCCATTTTGTCCATTCTCTCCGAAATGTCTTCCCATCTCGGGTACTGGAGAGTTTCGAGAAGTGCAGAACGGTCGATGGCCTTCATCTGGTACAGTCTCACCGCGAGGTTCGCGAGGGACTGCTTGTCGAGAGGAAGCGAGGAGTTCGTCTGTATTTCGATGTCGAAGTCGAAGTACACCGGGTCCTGATCCCCATATACTTCACAGAACTTCTTGTAGTCCTCGTACTCTTCCTGCTCCTTCTCGTTCATCTGGACTTCTTGTCCCTCTTCCTTCTGCTGACCCTTCAGCATCGTCTGAGGAGAGACAATACGATTCACGGCGAAGTCTCTCTTGTTCGACACGTTGTCGAACATCACCTCGTCGTCTTTCTTGTTGTGGAACGGGCGATCCTCGTCGTAGTACTGCTGCATCAGCCTCACGAGCAGCCAGCACACGCGCTTGAGGCTCCACTCCAGATTCCTGACCCTCTGTCTCGTGCGGGTGTAGGAAGACTCGACAAGAATCGCGATCTCCGATGCCGACTGCCGCTGCTTCTTCGAAGCTATTCCCTTCGACACGTCGGTCGCTCCTGAATCCTCCTCGATGAGTCTCGGGATGAGCCCCAGAACGTTGTAGATGTCAGTCTGGACCTGACCGACATCCGCCTTCTCCACTGCCGGCCTGGTCGCGTTCGACTTGTCTACAGCGTAAATCTGGCCTCCCTTGTGGAAGGTCTGCTTGAAGTTCTCGTCAGCAATCTGGTTCGCATCGAAAAGCCAGTTCGGGTCGGAATACTTCCGCAGCCAGCCGAGTATCTTCTGCAACTGGAGGTTGTACTCCCTGATGAGACCTTTGATGTGGTCGATCTCGGAAGTACCAAGGAAGTCATGAGGCTTCTTGTAGTTGTACAGCGGAACCCAGGGGGGCTTCCCGTGATCGAAGTCGCTCGGAAGAGTCCCGAGGTACTGATCCCCGGTGAAGTAGACGAACTTCCCGTTCTCGTATGCCTTCTCTGTGCGCTTCCGCTTCTCGGTGGTCTTTTCTCCATTCTCTCCAGTGACTTCGAACTCCTCTTCGATCTCCCTTTCGGTCTTCTCGTCCTTCATCCACAGGATCGTGAGGGTCGCGAAGTACTGATCCAGATCCGTGTCGCTCGCCTCTCCGTACTTCACCGAATGGGCGAGGTACGCTTCCGCATCATCCCCATCGGGCTTGATCTCCTCGACATCGGGGAACATCGCCCTGAGCGCCGAAAGAGGTTTCCTCTCCCTGATCCCGCACCATGGAGCTTTCCAGGGATCGGAGTACCCGGGGGCGATGAAGAACGTCTTCGGATCTTGCGCCTCGATGCAGAGTTCTTTGCCATCGTAGTCGTAGTAGACGTAGAAGATCCCGACCTTCTGGATCATGGCGTCCAGCGTGCATTCGTGGACGGTCATGCTCATTTCCTGCTTGTCCCACGCATACCGCAGCGCGGCATCGTAGGAGTTCGCGATCTTCTGCGTGAAGTGGTACCGGGAAACGAGACTCCAGATCGGCCTGTTGTCCGAAAGAGTCGGGGCTATCGACTGGACCGTGGAGAAGGCAAGGTTGTGGTAGGCGCGGGTTTCCTCGGGACGAAGCTCTTTCTCGTTCCAGATCTTCCCGTTGTACAGGTCCAGGTTCTCCTGCATCTCCGCGCGATCGGTCTTCGTGTTCTCGAAAACCCGGTCAACGATCTCCTTGAGGTTCTTCCAGCCGTCGTCGTCTTCCTTTTCTTTCTTTGCTTTCTTGCCGAACTCAAGACCCAGTATTCTCATTTCACTCTCCTGACCACTTGGCCCCGCGGTATCGGGTCAACGGCCTTGTAATGTGGTCTCTCTTTCGCCCGATACTCATCTCGCTCCCTCTGGCTGGAGAAGTACTTCCCGAACGACCAGTCATACCCGGGCCTGAAGTGGGTGTTCTGTGAGACTCTGAAGTTCGACCACACTCTCTTTCCTTCACGGCCGCAAACCTCGCATTTGCTAGTAAGATCTGACAGGGGTGATCGGATTACCTCCCATTCCCTGTCGCATTCCTCGCATCGAAACGGGTAGGTTGCCACGGAAGCCCTCCTGCTTTCCGAACATCTCATTCGAAAGATACGCCTGGGGGTTCTGGATTTTGGAAATCATGTTCCCCAGTTCCTCGGGCGGCATCATGTTGAGAATCTGTACCAGAAGATCGGATCTCATGCCAGTGCTCCTTGCGGTTTCGCCCACAGAGATTCCCACGTCCCAGCGGGGTTGGGGTTGCGAAGCTTCTCGATGGTGAATCCGCTCGCCTGATCGGGTTGGAAGTTCTCCCAATGAAACGGCGCGAAGTTCTCGACCGTAGGAATGAGCATCGCCGCCGCGTCGAGGATGTCGTCGTCGTTCTTGTCGGAGTATTTGTTGAAGAACTCCATCTGGTTGAAGAGTTCCGTCATGTTCAGGTTGAAAAGAGCCCGCTGATCGCGCACGAACGACCCGAGGGTCGCGTCGATCTTGTCGGCTTTCGACATGTTCCCCTTCTTGTGGGGGATGACGACGATCTCGGGCCTGATGATGACCTTGTGCTCGTTCTCGTACTGCTTGAACTTCATGTCCAGGATGTACTGGATCGCGTTGTGCATACTCGATTCGATTCCCATCCTCCGGGGACGGTAGTGGGCGCACTTCTGCACGAGCAGTTCCGCGATTTCGTTCGTCTTCAGCTTCACCTTGAACGCTTCGACGTAGTAGATGCAGTTCGGCTTCTTCACCGGCACTTTCCCGATCGCAATACCGGTGAAGTCGGCCCACTTCTTCTCGGAATACGCGAAGTCGGCACTGATGTACGACTTCATCTCCTCTTTCGGGAGTTCTCTCCAGAGCGGGAAAGGCGCCCGGAACAGCCTTTCCGACTCAGGGAGGGGATCGTTCATCATTTCCAGCGAGTAGTCGTAGTTCCCGAGGGTTCTCTTCAGTCTGGTCAGGTCGTCCATCGAGTAGAAGGCGTAGAAAGCCCTCCCCGCGACCTCCGCTCGATGCTGGATCACGGTTTCGAAGTACTGCTCCCTGATGATGGTGTTGTAGATGTCCATCTGGTGCTTGCGGGTGCCGGTCATGCACTCTTCGGCGTCGAGTTCCTTGACGTTCTGCATCTCCCGCCACCAGGAGAGCGTCTTCTCGATCTGTTCCGCGGTCTTCACCGACTTCTTGTCGATCACATCGTCGTAGAAGTGGTAGTCGTAGTGGTGTCCAGTGACCGTTCCTTCGGTTCCCCACGCTTCCAACTGCGCTTCCTGCGGGATGAAGTCGGCGCTCTTGTCTCTCCAGACCGTCAACTGGGAATCGGTCACCTTGTCCCACGCGCTGAAGTTGTTCTGAGGATCGGGGATGAGTTCGGGGAACAGTTCTCTCAAGACCGGGTTGGCGATCATGTTCCTGACGGATTTCAGTTCCTTCTTCACGAGGGTTGCCGTCTTCGACCACAGACCGATACGAACCATGGGGTCGGAAAGGATCAACTGAACGATCCTGCCCTTGACGAACGTGGTCTTCATGTGGTTGCGGGGGTAGAGGATCAGCTTCGATCCCTTGGAACAGATCTCCTTGCACAACTGCCGGTGGATCCGCGGGTCGAGCCGCTTCCTGCCGTTCTTCCCCTTGGCGTCCTTCATGTTGAAGATCTCTGCCATGAGGAAGTACAGGTCGGTCAGGGCTTTCCACCTCATCCAGAACCGCATGGCTTCCGCGCCGTTGCCGGTTTCTTTGAGGAACTTCTCGTACTGATTCTTGTCGGACTGCGTCATTGGTTGAACTCGTCTACCATGGCCGCGAACAGGGCTGGGTTTACCTCCGGGAAGTTGTGTGTAGAACCGACGACATGGGAGGGGAGGGCCTTCGCCTTCTGGACTTCCAGACGCATCTCGCCTGGGGTCATGGTGTAGAGGGCGTTCATCGAAATGCTCCCGCGCATGGCAATCTGGTTCCCCCACTTTTTCAGATCAGATGCGAACTTCGTCGAGTCATAGCCATTTATGATATGGATTCCCATTTCCACGAAACGGGGATAAAGCTTGTCCAATTTACCGTCACAATGCAGGGCTGCTATTTTACCTCTTGCCCTGATGTGTTGAATGTGTTCCGCAAGATAGCGGAACTGGTACTGTTCCATCTGCTCGTCGTTGCAGATTTGTCCGTTCTTGTCCCCTAGAAGCTGGCTGATCTGCACCACGTCAACCGGGTACTCCATGATGATTTCCAACTCAAGGCACACCTTCTCGTGAATCCTGTTGAGTCGGTCGGTCATCTTCACCGGCTCATCGCACATGAAGAACATGAACCGCTCCATGTCCATCGCGTCGATGAGGATCATGGGGGCGCTGTAGACCGCCCACTCGATTCCCCAGTCCTTCTTGACTGCACAGATTCCATCCAGCCTTCTGCGGAGCGTTTCGTAGGGAGCGTGCTTCACCAGATCGTGTTCCGTGAAGAACCCGTTCTGCCAGTTGATGACTCCCCACTTGTCCACGGTGCTCTGTCTGCCCAGAGGCCAAGGCACGTAGGCGTAGAGCATGTCCATGCCGGTCTTCTCGATCCACTCGGCGTAGGACGCGGGGTGCATGAAGTACGATCGGCCGCGGTACGTGTTGCCCATGAATGCCGAGACGACAGAGGGGTGTACCTCACTCTCGTAGAGTGAGTGCCCTCTGTGCATCAGAACGCAGTCACGGTACCGCTGGAGTCCCATCAGAAGTAGTTCTTCCCGGCCGATTCCCATTCTCTGAGGGCCGCCTCGTACTCTTCTCTCGTGTCGTAGTCCGAGGTCATAGGCTTGTCCATCATGTCAGGTTCGGCAGCTTTCACCGGCGAAGGAGCGGCGGGCGGAAGCGGCGGCAGGGTTCCGTCGTCTTTCGGAGCACTCGCCTTCAGGGATTTCAGCATTCTCTGCCATGAAGCTTCCGACGCGGCTGACTTCTGACCCTCGGCAGCCTTCCTGTCACTCGCCGGAGCCCCCTCCATCATTCGCCAGTCCTGCTCTCCCTGAGCCATCGGAGCACCGGCGTCGGCCATGGGAGAACCCTGTGCCATGCTGTCGTAGTACTGGTCGAACTCCTGCTTCGGGGGAGCCGGCTGACCACTGTCCCTGAGAACCTTCACGAGCCTCGACCACAGGCTGTCCCGGGTCTGCTCGTAGTTCCCGCTGAACATGTTGTACCCGCCTACCTCGTCACTGGCATACGGGTTCTTCTCTATCGCCATCCCGGGGCTCTGGCTCACCGGTGGAGCACTCATGAACTTCGCCATACCCTCTCCTTCAAGAGGGGCCCCTCACGGAGCCCCCCGCTCAGTTGGTAGCCGCTCTTACGCCGGCGGCTCAGGTCTCGCCAGAAGCGAGAAGCCCAGCGCGTTCGTGATGAACTCCACGATGCCCAGTGCGGGCAGCAACCACGCGGGGCTGCTGGTCGTGAAGTACACGATGACTCCGACTGCCGCGAACACCACGCCCGTGATGATCGAAGCCAGTCCCCACTTCTTCCGATCGCTCATTTCGCACCTCCTGTTTGAACAATGTTACCCCAGTCCATATATCCTCCTATGTGTGACTTCCGAGAAGGAACATAATATTCACAGTCAGGCTACAACCGTTAGTTGGAGACCCAACTACATGTATCTGTCCATCTTGCGTTGTGAAGAATTGGGCACCAGAGAAGTTAGTTGGGAAGAACATCGAGTAGTAACCGGGGCGATATCCAGATGGGAGGGTGAGAAGAACGCTAGACGCTCCGGTCGTCCACGTAACCTCTCCGTTCAAAAAAACAACGTCGCCCCAACGTTTCAGCACAAGCCAATCAGTAGACCACCCGCTACCAAGAGAGGGGCACCCTGAGGTGTAGGGTATTACAATGTACGCTGGGCTATCCACATTCGCCGATATCTCATTGGCGTGGAGACCGTCCAGCGTATCGGCGTTTCCTCCGGTCGGGCACGGGGGGCCTTCGTCACCGGTCGGACCCTTGTCACCCGTAGCGCCCTTATCGCCAGTGGGACCGGGAAGGGCCGCCGAGTCTGCCGTAGCGTCTACCACCCACGCAGAACCGTCCCAATGGCCCCACACCACCTCGCCGTTCTCAAGCCACACGTCGTGCTCCCCCGTGGCCGGCTCACCCTGCGGTGCCCGGTACTCGTGGTATGTCCCCATGGTTTACTCCTTCTTCTCTTCGGGCCTGATGTCAGCCATGCTTCACCCCGTTCTAAATGAAGTAGCCGTGCATCCTGATATACAGGCCAAGGGTTGTATTGCTTGCTCGGTAGGTGAATGTCCTGTTCGCAGTGAGGAATGCAATGCCAGAACCCGAGGCTTGCTGGTTTGCAACCGCGATAATGACATATAAAAACGCACTGGTGGGGGTGGGTGTTGAATTGGTAAGAACGCTGATATACCTTCCAGCCGCCGCGCTTGCGTGATTCACCTCCAGCAAGATTGCCTTGGTACCAACTGGCACTTCGGCAGACACGTCGACGTTGTAATACCCTGCCGCTGGCGTACCGTTGGTAACCAACTCCTTGAAATGCGGATGCAGCGTCCCGCAACTCGGCTCCCCCGCCACCGGCTGCTGCCATGAATTTGCCATCTCTTTCCTCCTCTAGCTGTCTACTTTTGTAGACAACCTCATGTGGTTTCTACCAAGGCCCTTTCAAGCCCAAAAATTGGGAGCGTTGAAGGACGGGTGTGAATAATTCTGCACCCCCCGCCGCCCTGCCCACCCCCTAGGCTGCCCCTTGGGGGGCTTGGGGGCTGAGGTTCCTGCCTCTACCCTGCTGTGCTGCGCGTGCTGAGGCTGTAGTGCGTCTATGCCTACGCTGTGCATGAATCAGCCTTGACGCTAGCTGCGTTCGTTGTAGCCTCACTGTGCGCGTTGGGGGCATGTCCCTGTTTGAACCACGTGTCCCGTCCCTTGATCGTGGGCAGGATACCGGTGTGAAGCTTCGGCCTACGCTTGTATGACATAGCCTCGAACGGCACGGGCGGCTCTAGGCTTTGGACATTTGTGGACATCGGAACATCCTCCTCCGAGGTTGGGGGGAGGTTGCCTAGAATGGCGTGAAAGCGCCCTGCGAGGGTAGCGTAGCGCGCTGTGACCTGGGCTTGGGCAGCTTGCTGGGAGTAGATACCGTCCATCTTGTTCAAGGTATCCACGATACGGGCAATGTCGGCAGGTGAAGGGGAGCGGCGAGTAATGGTCCTTGAGGTCTCTTCAGCGGGCAGGTCAACGTCGCCCGATGCTCCCTTTACCTTCACTTGGCGTGTCGTTTCCTTTTCCTCGGTGAGTACAGTACCCGGGTCACCTACGGCACGTAGGGTCTTGATGCGCCAGCCTATACCGGCGCCGTGCTTTGCCATCTCATCCGCTATAGCCTCCCGCACCTCGGGGAGTCTGAAGGCTCGCCACGCCGCTTGCCGGGCTGCCTCATGCGATCGGCTAGGGTTTGCGGCCAGCCCGGCCGCGGTAGTGTTACCCATATTGTCGCCAGGGGTAGTGAACGACTTGACCATGATCTGGTGCTTGGGGTTCAGGCGTTGACGCTTGGGTGCCTCGGCTGAGTTGCTGTACACGATCGCAATTCGATCATATCCCGGCCCCCGTGTCAATACTGCCTCGCGCCACGGCCCTAGGATCGATCCGGGAAGGGTCTGCCGTATACTTTCATGGGTAGGAAACTGGTTAACATGCGTTTACCCTAGCACCCTATTTATTTTCATATTTCTTTGGATAGGGGCTTGACATTTGTGCTACATGTGATATTGTTCTAAGCATGAGGAGGAGAGAGAACATGGCAGCATCACCAAGATGGAAAGTGTACAACGCAAGCGGGGAGTATATCGGCAGCGTGAAATACGTTGAATCTGCCGCCGCTATGCTCAGTATAGAATCGGCCGGCGCCACGATAAGGGACGGGCATAAAACCGTTGTCTATACCGTCGGTGCCGATGGCGACCCAAGCGAAAGCTACGACGCAGTGGTGGCAACTGTTCACGGCAGGGTGTAGCACGCTACGGCCGGCCCGGTTCAAGCTTCCCCGGGCGGCCGCATCTCTCGCCCGTATGGGCGGGATAGTTCCAAGGGTAGGGAGGATGGTATGAGGTACAATCGCGGTCGTGATCCTTACTGGTTGTCGGCTAAGTACGCCGGCACGTGCGCCAAGTGCGGAACACCGTTCAAGGTGGGAGACCAAATCTTCTACTACCCCAACACCCGCAAGGCGTACGGGGACAAGTGCGCGGAGGAAGCATCGCGTGACTTCGCGTCGTGCGCGGCCGATGAAGCCGTCTACAACGGGGGGTACTAGCATGAGCCGATACCATCCCGAACACATCGCACTCTCGCGTGGTACCGTTACCTACATAGACAAGCGCCGGGGGGTCTGGCGGCTTGTGGATCGCGCCACACGCATCGTACTGGACTATGGATACATCAAGAGGACCGGTTGGTCCTTCTATCTGAACGCGGGAAGGAACTAGTATGGCCAGCAAAACCTACAACGGGCACCGGTCGTGGAACGCATGGAACGTTTCACTTTGGATCAATAACGATGAGCCCATGTATCTACGCGCCGTGGAGATGGTAAAGCGATACGGTCGCCGGGGCGCATCATACCGATTGTCCACGGAGTGGGGGGGGATGAAGACACCGGACGGTGCGGTATTCAACCGGACGTGTATCTATGAGGCACTAGAAGGCTACAACGAATAACGCCATACCGGCCCGGGCCTTCCCGGGCCACGGGGGGGATATGATCTATCGGATCAAGCTTTCAAGGTTCGTGGCCGGGCTCATGGAATCGGGAGCACGGCTACAGTGCGATGGTACCGGCAAGCTGGACGGCGTTCCGGGAAAGCCGGCCCCAGGTATCCCGGCAGGATCCTACAGCGTAGGGGTAGCCGGGCAGTACATAGTACTGTATTCGAATATCTAACCTAAGCCCTCGGGATTGACCCGGGGGCTTTTTATATGAAAGGTGGTGATCATGTCAGACAGAAAGCTGCTAGTGGACCTCAAGGGGACGATCGTAGGATCGACGCACACCCAACAGGCGGACGGTATCTTCCGCGCAACGTGCCACACTACCGGCGAGGATTGGGGTCTGGTAGTGGTCCGGTCCCTGGACTGGCCACGCCGGCGTGTCTACGCTCACGATCTTGAACCGCTCGACATCGTCCCTCTTGACAAGTCCCTGTAATTCGGAACGCTAGGGATTGCCTCCTACCATGTGAGCCGGCGGTGTCGGCTCCTGCCCCCGGGCAATCCGGGGGCATTTTTATGCTTGTAGAAAAAGAAGGGGGCCCAGTAAACTGCGGGGGTAGGATCGCAGCGGGGATGAACACCAGGCCCCCAGTATTTCGTATCTTCGGCCTACTCCAGAGTGACGGTGAACACCTCGGCGTCTGAAATGTAGAACTTCAGGCTCATGCGTTGGAAGTTCTGGCCTACCCAGTCCTTCTTGCCTTTCTTCGTGAGGTAGAACTCCAGCGAGTTCTTCGGAACCAAGGCGAGCTTGTCCATCCCGTCGTAGGCTTCGATCGAGCCGTTGGGGAGGTGAGCGTTTAGAACAACGCTCTTGCACCCCTTCCCTGGGTAGAACGGTACAACCTCCAGAACGCCGGGAGAATACCGGTTGCAGGCAAGCGAGTACATCCTGTTCTTCGGAAGGACGGCGACCCCCACAGAGCCCACATTCAGCTTCTCTTCCCGGAAGCCGTTGTCGTGCGGGAAGTTGCAGCCCCAGTAATAGAACCACATCGAATCTTTCCAGGTGAACGGGGCCGCGGTCATCACGTAGCTGTCGTCCCACTCGCCGGGAAGGCCACGCTGGATGTACTGAGGATCCTGCACGAACCAGGTGACGCCATCGCCAGAGTACAACAGCCCCGTTTCCAGCGGCCCGGGATGGCCGGGAACCGGGTAGTAGTTGATCGGGAAGCCGAGGTAGTGGCCCGCGTACTTCGTGACGGGCATGTTGTAGATCTGGTGTACCCCACCCATGGGGACATGGCAGAGAACAGGCTCGCTCCACTTCTTGAAGTCGGCGCTGATGGAATACCCGATGGCTCGCTTCTGGATCCCGTTCTGGTAGATCGGAACCCGGATGTAGCTAACGTAGCCCTTCTTGTCTTCGTCCCAGCCCATCAGGGCGTGGATGTCGTCGTTCTTGTAGAGAAGGCGGAACTCCTTCGGGTTCCACTTGATAGGGTTGTTGGTGGTGGCTACGAACGTCCCGTATTTTTGCCGGGAAATTCTACAGTGGCCAAGCCCACGGTACAGGCCGGAGTGCTCGTCGAAGATCACGTTCTGGAGTTCGTAGTACGGGCGCTTGAACTCTCGTTTCGCATCGTCGTAGATGTCCCGGTTGTCGATGAGGAGGTTCGTTCCCTTGTTGATGTCGGGCTTCGTCCAGCGGTAGCCGTCCTTGCTCTCAGCGTAGGCGAACGACCTGAACTCGTTCTTCCCTCCCATGTGGTAGACCGAGTAGAACATCATCAGCTTGTCGCCCTGCTGGACGATGCACTTCCCAGAGAACCCACCGACGCACCGGTACTTCCCGTTCATCTCCCATGGCTTGTCGGCTTTCATGACCTGCCGCTCGAACTTCTCTGGGTAGTAGAGCATCCTGTTGAGCGCATGGGCGCTCTGGATGTACCGATTGGAGATGAAGGAGATCACCTGATCCTTCTCTACCGAGATCGGGCTCTCGTTCCTACTGGAGAGTGAAAGAACACCGATGTCACTGTATCTCATGCCCACCCCTTTCTGAAACCTATGCGTTCGAGGCTACTCTTTTCAGGTCTTCCCACTTGTACTTCGCCATTTCGAGCGTGTAGATGCGTCCGGTGTTCTCGAAGTAGGGAGCATCGGAATAGTTCTTGTACCATACGGAGAGAATGTGCCCATCAGGCAGGTAGGTGCTTGAAGCATAGCCGTTGTCGTGCTGCTTCGTTCCCTCCCCACAGTTGCCCGCCAGAAGTATCAGGGTCTCCCGGTCCCACGTTTCACCCTCGTCGTAGGACAGCATGGCCTGTGCCCCGTAGGGATACCGCCTTCTCCCGATGGTCGCCAGCAACGCCCCGGGCAGCTTGGTGATCCTCGTCGGCCCCAGGCCGTCCTCGAAGATCATCTTCGGCTTCGACCATTCTCCAGAGAAGTAGCTGACGTAGGTGCCGTGCTGCTTCACCCCGCCGTTCCTGATTGCCGCGCCCCATCCCTTGGATGTTTCGAAGTAGTCGATCTCGTCACTGCCAAGGAACGGGCTCATGACGGGCTCCCACGTCTCCTTGAGGTCAGAGAAGTACATCGGGAATGCCCACCACTCGCTCATCATCTGGCTTGAGTCGTAGTAGCGGTTGTCTCCTTCCAAGCCGAAGATGTTCCCGATCAGACCACCCTCATCCGAGGTGAGGTTGTTCCCACCGCCCGAACTGCAATAGGTCCAGCCGGGAGGACTGGGGATGTCTCTTGCGTCACTCCAGGTCTTCCCCCTGTCTCTGGAGATCCGGTACTTCATCTCCCACTTCGTGACGACCATCTTGTCGTTCGTGTGCCTGATTCCGTACAGGACCACGATGGTGTTCGGCTCGATCACCCCAACAGCGGGGTTCCTCGGGTCCACACCTTCAGGTGCAATGTTGACCGGCTCACTCCACGTCTCTCCAGCGTCTTTCGAGGATATCATCTGGATGTTGGAGTGCCCTACGTGGTCGCCGGTTCCCCTGTAGAAGCTGAATACCTCGCCATCCTTGAAGGACACGATAGCGGGGAAAGCCCCCGCGTTTCGTGCCAACAGATGGCGGGTGCAGGGTATCGTCGCCCTGCACCCGAGGTACCCGTAGATTTCTATTGCGCTGTCAATACGGGAAAGCATACCAGCCCATCTCGTCCAGAAGCCAGCGCGAAGGCGTGTTGAACTTGATGGTCTTGCGGTCGTCGAACCGCATCGCCTTCAACCACACCTCGTAGGCTTTCTGCTTGGTGAGGTAGATCGCCTTCCAGTCAGCGCAATCGACCAAGGTCTTCATCATCTGGCCGTAGAGGTCGATGAACTCGCTGGCGGTCTTGGCCAGAACCACCTTCGGCATCCACTCGTTCATCCTCTGCTGGACGGTGATGTTGGCGGTCAACTCAGCCTGCGGAGCTTCGTACTTGAACTGAGCCCACGAAGGAAGGTCAGTGGCCAGAGGCGTCACCGCACTGGCGTAGTCCTTCGACCACTCAAGGGCCGTGGCATCGTCGTTGTTGTGCGATCCGACCTTGATCCCCCACTGCGTCATGCGCTGGTAGATCACGTACTTGTTGTAGTACATGGTCTCGTAGTAGGACGCCGAGTTGGAATTGGTGATCACACCGAGGGCGTTGATGACCGATCCCCACGGGAAGGTCTGGTTCAGGTCACGGTTGCCGGGCTCCTTGTTCTTGTTCTGCCAGTAGATCGGGCCGTCAGGGTAGTCAACGTACTCCCACCCCTCGTTGAGGAACCCTCCGCCAGCCATGAACATGACCATTCCTTCGAAGGTGTGCAGGAACTCCGCGAACTTCATCACCCCGTCGATGTTGGGGCAGGTCTTCATGATGAAGGTGGGGGGAACTACCGCATTCGACAGAAGCCCCGGCTTGTCTGCCACAGGGGGAACGAGCATGACGGGCTGCTTGGAAACCAGTTCCTTCGCCGCGTCACTGTTCCTGTCGGCCATGGCCTTCATGGCGGGGTTCAGGGCTCGGTCCCGGTATTCGGCAACGCCAACACCGAGGCCTACCGCGTAGTGCGCTCTCCGAAGACCAGTGGAAAGCCATGCGTAGTCGTTTGAGAATACGCCAGTTTCCAGAAGGCCCTCCCTGACAAGAGAGTTGACGTAGGCCAATCCCTGGGAGAACTCTTCAGTGCCCCAGTAGGGCATGAGCTTCCCGCTCTGCGTGATGTTGAACCCGGCGCCGTGGCTCTGCTGCAAGATGCCAGTGAACGCCCCGGGCCAGTCGGTGGGAGCGGGTATGACCATCGGAACCACGGGCTTCCCGTCGAGATCAGTGGGCTTGTCGGCCTTCACCGCACGAAGGAACGCCGTGAGTTCGGGGATGGTCTTCGGGGTTCCGTACTTCTTCGTCAGGTCGTAGCGGATGATCCAGTTGGGAGTCCCGGAGTACGGGAAGTCCTTCTTCAGATGCCAGTTGCCCCCGGGAAGCGCGAGGATCTTCCCGTCGAGCATGTACGACCTCAGATACTCCTTGTCAGCATCGTAGAAGACCGGGTAGTTCTTCTTGTCTTTGAAGTACTTCGAAAGGTCGGCCAGCTTCTTGTCTCTGGAGAACTCCAGAAATGCGTTCGTCATTTCCGTGCTCCACGAAGTAGCCGTAGCCCCCTGGGATCCACCGATGATCACATCAGGCATCCCGTTCGCCCCGACGTAGGCCGCGAGCGCCTGCGTCCACGACTGTCCCTTCGGGACGGGCCCGACGTATTCAACGGTGAATCCGAACTTCTTCGACAGCCACTCGTTGAACGTCGTCACCATGTCCTTCGAACCAGTCCACTCTTTGGGGGAAAGCTCGAACCAGTTGCCGTACCCCCAAATCTTCACCGGTCGGTCAGCAGCGAAAAGACCGGTGGCCACGAGAATCAGAATGATGATCAGTGCCTTACGCATGTGTTTGCCTCCTCCCATGCGTATCTCATTAGGACTTACAAGAGGTATCCCCGTCAAGAGTGTTTGTGGTCATACTTCTTATCTCTGGCTTACCATTGTTCCAGCTATGGATTACCCCCTTAATCAGTTCCGGGTTCTCGTAGATGTTGCCGATGACCTCGCATTTACCACCCAACATTGCCCCATCCATTATCAGATTGAATAGCCCACTATCGGGTTGGTGTCTATTTCGTACATGAAATGACGCACCCCAATATTTTACTTCTCCGAGATAGGGTTCTGTCTTGTGTCCGTTCGTTAGAATATCCCCCTCGTATATCTCCTTGCCGTTCTTGTCCTTGAGGCCGGTGTACTGCATGACTACATAACTATTTGGAGGTGCATCGTCGTCTTTATTAAGATAGGCAACTCTCCAAAGCTCAACCTCATCAAACCACGCTTTAGTTACGTTGCACCACGCCCTGAACTTCAGTTCACGCATCACCTTCCCCTTTCTCTGTCAGTGCTTCGTACCAGTTGTCCACGTCGCCAGCGTCGATCTCGGCGCACTCACAGATCAGCAGGTAGTCCTTGTCTTCGAAGAACTTCTTGGCATCCCTGTGCTCCTTGTTCCTGTCCCTGATAGGGTTCCCCTGCCGGTGGAGGTCTATGAGCGCCTGTTCCAGTATCATCCTCGCGAGCTTCTTGATCAGGCACCTTTTAGAACTGCGATAGAGACGAGCGTCCTTACTCTTTAATGCTTCCAATCATCACCCCCTTGACGAACCACTTCTGAATGAACGGGTAGACACACAGGATCGGCACGGTGGCAACCATGATGTACGCGGTTTCTATACTGACCGAGTCGAGCTTCATGATCTTGTCCTGTTCCTGGGGGCTCAGGTTCCACTCCATGATGTTGTATCCGCCGGCTGAGTTACCCGTAGAGAAGTTGATCCCTACTGATGCTCTGCCCTTCAGCACAGCCAACTGGAGGAAGGTCTGGAGCACCCACTTCTTCTGGGTCTCGATCAGGAGTGAGCCTTCAAACCACCCGTTCCAGTAGCTCACGGCACAGAACAACCCCATCGTCGCAATCATCGGCATGGACAAAGGCAGCGTAATCTGCCGAAAGATGCGGAAGTACCCAGCGCCATCCATCATCGCGCTTTCGTTCATCGACTCCGGGATGCTCTTGAAGGATGTCTTCATCACGATCATGGCCCACATCCCGTAGCAGGCCGGCAGAATGTAGATCAGCCTGTTGTCGTACAGGTGGATCTGCCTCATCCACACGAAGTAGGTGATCATCCCTCCGCTGAAGTACATCGGGATCAGGTAGATCCACAGTAGCCATCTCCTTCCTCTCAGTTCCTTCCGGCTGAAGACAAACGCAGTGGTGCCCGTCACCAGCAGGTACAGGGGTACTCCCGCGGCAACCCGGTACAGCGTGTTCAAGTAGGCGACGCCGATCCCTGGCGTCATGAAAACCACGCGGTAGTTCATGACGAAGGGGTCGATCGGGACTATCCACGCCTTGCTTCCTGTAGTTGGGTCGGAAAAGCTCTGAACAATCACATACCAGAAAGGGAACAAGGTCAGGATCGAGAGAGCCACGAGGATCGAGTAGATGATGACCTTCGAAACAGTTACGCGCTTCACCACAACAGCCTTTTCCTTCCCCATTTCCCGGTTTTAGCATCGTATGTGATAATGTATTTCGGCTTAACCCATTTCCATTTGGTAACATCAGAGGCATCCACGAATGTCTTGCTTCTCTCCCACGATATTTTTATCCCCGGTTTATCGCCACCCTTGCTAGAACAATCCATATCCCCATCTCCTCTTCGACAGCTTGTTAGCGACGAGAACCAAGCCGAGGCTGATGAACTGGAGGAACAGCCCCATGGCGATCGCGTAGCTGTACTGCCCTCCTATGATGCCGATGCGTATGATGTATATGTCCAGCACGTTTGATGCTCTCGCGACCATGCTGTTTTGCATGTTGTATAGCTGGTCGAACCCAGCGGACAATATTCCCGGTAACGACAAGATGGCCATGATGACGACTATCGGGACTATAGTAGGCACCGTTACGTGTATTGCCTTCTTCCACTGGCCACACCCGTCTATTGATGCTGCGTCGTACAACTGCGGATCTGCGGATGAGATAGCGGCGAGGTAAAGGATCGTACCCCATCCGACCTCCTTGATCAGCCCTGTGATCACCAGCAACGGGATGAAGTTCTTCTCCACCGGGAGGATGTCTACCGGACCGACTCTGAACAATCCGAGGAGCAGGTTGATCGGACTGTCAGAGTCGCCTCCCAGTATCCGGTAGACGATACCGGCGAAAATAACCCACGAGATGAAGTGAGGTAGGTAGAGAATGGTCTGCGTCGTCCTCTTGAACCTGCCATTCCTTACCTCGTTGATCAGCAGCGCGAGAATGATCGGAGCGGGGAACCCGGTGACGAACTTGATCCCGGCGATCTTCAAGGTGTTTCGGAACACGTTCCAGAACTCAGGATCCTTCAGCCACCAAAAGTTCGCGTACCAGGGCTTGGCCCATGGGCTACCGAACACACCACCGGAGATGGTGAAGGTCTTGAAGGTCAAGATCAATCCATACATCGGTAAGTAGATGAACACAGCGAGGAACACGAGAGAAGGCAGCAGCATCAGGTAGAGCGGGTACTGCTTGACCTTCATCCCTTCGCCTGAATCCTTTCGATGTCGTCACGGTACTTCTCCATGACCCACAGCAGAGCACCGTAGCTCGTGTCACCCATCAGGCGCGTGTAGATGTACTGATCAGCGGCGTAGGTTGCCCAGTCGTCCACCATCACCGGGAGGTGCGCTACTTTCTCACACGAGATCGGCGCATCAACCGTGAGCTTCTTTTCCCACTCCGCTTGCCTGATCCAGATGCAGGCGTGGCAACGGCCGAACGTGGCTTCCCTCGCTTGCCTTTCAATGCCTTGCGCCGAGATGATTTCTGCATTGGTTCCATCAAGGTAAGGCCCGCTCCCGTCGATGGTGTTGCCGTAATCGTAATCAGAATGGTCGAACCGGGAAACAAGGCCATCAATTCCCTCATGGGAGATGAAGGGTAAATCACCTGTGAGTACAACGATCTGGGTGTTTCTTGCGACATACGCTACCTTTTCAAGCCTTTCTGGAAGATCACAGCAGTGGCCTTCGACCCACCTGATCCCTTCCGCTTTGCAGAAGTCCTCGATCTCTCCCTGCTCACCATCGTCTGGTGAAGCAACGATGATTTCATCCACGGTCTTTGAAAGTCTAACCCGATCAATGATGTTGCCAAGGATCGGCCTACCTCCTAAAGGCAAGAACAGCTTTTTGGGAAGTCGGCTTGATAGAAGTCGGGCATTGATGACGGCTGTTGCTGGCAATGAGTTCTGCCCTCCTACTGAATTGAAGTATGACTACAATCCAACCTAGCATCAATACCACGACGTTGATGGCAATCCAGAAGATAGCTACGACTTCGATCTGGCCGTTGTTCAGATACCCAGCCAACTCGACGTTGAAATCCTGGGACCGCAGAGCAGCTACCATGTTGCTATGGCAAGCACCCCACGCGAAGCTGGCAACGTAAGGATGCTTCGCGAACCATAGGCAGGCAATCGCCGTGTAGACAATCAGGGAGAAGTAGTGGCCACCCACGATGCTGAACGGAGAGGCGTTGACGAGTTCGGTAGAAGTCCAGGATGCTATTCTCGCCGGGTTGCCAGTGAGCAAGGAGAACACAACGTGGCCCATCTCGTGGACGGGCGCTAGAACGTGAAGCGAGTGGAGACCCATCCCCACAAAGAACGCCAAGAAGCAGAAACCGAGAAGCTTTTTCGCCTGCTTCATGCTACCTCCACGAGCCTATGAATATCTGCCGCCACTTGCGACGCTTCTTGCTCAACAGGAACTTCTCCAAAGCACGGAACCCGTCGATACCCTGACGGATGAAGAAGCAGACACCCCATATCGCCAGCCAAGCGAAGAAGCCGGCGCCGGTGACGGTTAAAGCGTATTGCAGGTCAGAATCCATGGTTCACGTCCTTGCCGGTTTCTTGTTCCTTACACACTTTACATCGCGTATCAAATGTCTTTATTCCTTCCCGCCCGGCATAATGCGAGAACTTTCTCCAGCAATCCTCTAGCCATATCCCGCACCCGCATTTGTCACACCATACCGGGTACAAAGCGAAATGCCATTTCCAGTTCGGCGGCTTCGCATAGAACCTCACTTGGTAGCCTCCTTGCGTTCACGGACCACGGCGCGTACGGCGTCTTTGTACTCAGCAAACGACTTATCCCACTGTTCCTGCCCTCGATCATCGAGCGGGTCACGACTGATGACCCGCAGATCCCGTTGCTCATTTATAGCCGCCAGTATCAGCGCCTCCTCTGCGGCCGTCCGGTACATGGGCTTCATGGGCTTCACTTGGTAGCCTCCTTGTACTTGTCTATGGCGGCGATGGCGGCTGTTATCTCATCGTTGCATTCCCCCGTGTCGGCGAGAGCAAACTGGTTACCCATCCCCAGGGCCTCCCGTGCCTGCGAGAGCAGCGCGTCGCGGGGGTCGGCATCGGCATCGGCAGCCCATCTTCGCAGATCGTCTTGCACGGCGTGTTCTTGGTCATCTGGATACATGGCGTCAAACCATTGCGCGAGAAACCGCAGACCTTCACCTACTGATTTCGGTCTTTGATTCAGAGACGGCACCTTGGCCATTTTCGCGTTATGCCTTGCTATCACTCGCTCAGCTTCGCTTTCCACCGGCTCCCCGTGGACGATGCGCGAGTCGGTGTCGTCGATCGGTTCTCCGTAGTCAACAGGTTCCAGTCGTGAAACGGGCATCCGCACCGGCTCCCGGCGCTTGCGCTCGTCGGCGATGATGGTTCGCAGTTCCTCTTCGCACTTCCAGAACACCGTATCGTTGCGATCCTTCCACTTCACGGCCAGCTCCTCCAGACTTTCCAGCAAGGTGCTCACGTCTTCTCCTTCCTGTTCTGCCACAGCTTGTAGAAAGCCACGCCGATCAGCTTGTCGTGCCGGCACAAGCCGCTCAGCCACAGCTCCACCGTTGTCAGTAAGTACCACGGGCTCCAACGTGCCTTACGTAGCAACTCGCGGAACGCACGTTCAGAGGGCATCACTTCTTGCCTGCCTTCGCCTCTTCCAGCTTGCGCCGAAGGTCGTCACGCTCGGTTTCGAGAACTTTGAACCATTTCTCCCAATCCTCGGCCTTGCGCCGAAGGTCGTCGTTCTCTGTTCTAAGGGATGCGTAGTCGGCACTGCAACTCTGGTAGTGTGCTGCCAACCTCTCGTTCTCTCTCTGTTCAACCTCCAGCTTGCGCCGAAGGTCGTCGCGCTCGGTCACTACGGAGGTCAGTCTGGTTCTCAACTCGTCGTGTCTCTCATGAAGGTCGGCCGCCTCGGCGCCACGTAACAACTGCTCGACCATGCGGTGTTCGCCTTCAAACAAATTCGATATCTTCTCGCATTCTCGCTTGGTCTCGTCGCGTTCGTCTCGCAAACGGTAGATAAGCTCAACGGGGCTATCGTTATACGCAACATCGTCACCCCAAATCGTTCTGAACGCCGCAACGACTTCCTTCCACGCGAAGTCGGCGGTCTCCTCCACGTACACAACCTCCCGCTGCTCGGCGGGGCGGGTGGGATCAACGCCGTCAAGGTCGTGTCCTACAACATCCCGCAATGATGCGAATGCTTCCACGATGCTCCTCTTATCGGGTCGGGCGAGAGCCGTCATCAGGTCAGACGCGAGCCCGTCGATATCAACGTGCCGGTTCTGCAAGCCGCTGGCGATGAGCACGCGAATGATGGCGTCCCTCGTTCCCATTCCTTCCCCAACCCGCTGCTCGCTGTCGGCCGTGGAGAGGAGGCGATTAAGTCGCGTATGCGCCCTACCGTAGCAGTATTTCTCTGATGGCAATGCGTTCGGACTATCCATAAGATTACGCAACTCGTCTCTCAGCTCCTCGACCCCATCGCGCAGCTTCATGGCGTCTCCTTCGGCGGCTCTGGCAGCGGTCGCCAGTGGGTAGGGTGTGTTTCATCGTCTGAGTCACACCACCAATCTGAAAACACCCCATCCGTGTCGAGCGTGGCTGTATAAACGTGTCCATGGTCAGTTGCCAGCACTCGCTCGCCATCACCCGGCAGCCGGTCCTTCACGCTTATCCACCCGTCGCCCGGCTCCCCGTGGACGATGCGCGAGTCGGGGTCGTCGTCATCATCCTTCCAGCTTATCTCGCTGGACCTGTCTACGATGGGAGTAGCCCGGCGCTTGCGCTCGTCGGCGAGGCAAACCCGCAACTCATAGGCATGCCCGTCTCTCCACCCTTTGTTATATGTGGCGTCATGCTGGTCCCACTTCTTCGCCAGCGCCTCCAGCCTCGCCAGCAGATCGGTGCTCACGGCTTCTCTCCCTTCCAGCTTCTCGCGGCGCGCACCTTTCGGCATCCGAGAGCGTTCGCATCCTGGACGTCGTAGTACCCCGGGGCAGGCAGCGCGGCGAGCTCCATCATCGCGGCAATGGTGCTGACCCGCAGACGGTCGAGGGGAGTATCCTCGGCGGGGCGGGTGAGGGATGCCTTACCCCCGCCAGTTTGAAGAGCTTCCATCAGCGCATCTGATCCCCACGTTTCCTCGAACACGCGGACTGCCAGCGCCTCCTCCTGGTAACCGCGACTCTGATTGTTGTATGTCGTGTCGCGCTCATACTCGCGAGTCGTATACCAAGAATGGGAACGAAGTAGCGCGGCGAACGCATCACGCAACCCCCGCTGCTCGCTGTCGGCCGTGGAGAGGAGGGCGTCGAGTGCGTCTGCATACTCGTCGTACCCTCCCTCATGCCAGTCCGAGGCAAGCTGCTCCACCTTCTCGCGCAGCTTCATGGCGTGCTCCTCTCTACTTGCTGTAGATACAACGTCCTACCGTCAGGCAGAACAACCGATGTCAGTTCGATGCAGTGGAGATGAACCTGGTCGGCTGCTTTCGA